AGACAGCGCGGATAGGATGAGGATAAGTTGTCGCATTTATGTTTGGTTATTGACGGACAAACCGCAGAACCACCACAACCCGTCGCCAGCTCGTCCGACAAACGGGAATACGAAAGTAATGCCTGGTGCTTGTGGGATGAGGGTGTTGGGCAGTGTGGCGAACCAATCCGCGTGAAAACTGACCGTGTAAGGCGAAGCGCCGGTCTTGCCGAACACGTAAAGCGTAGCGCCGGGGGTGGCTGCTACGTCGGGCGTAATTGTAGTATTCGCCGTCAGCGTGCCAATCTCATGGATGTACGCTCCCGCGCCGCTGGAGCGCGTCACCGCCGCCCCGCTACCAGACACGCCGCCGCCAGCGGTGGAGGCGCGTAGTATATCGGTGTAGGTGCGGAGGAGTGGCCCTTTGATGGCTTCGATGCGCCCGCGCCACTGATAAGTAGCGGTGTCAGGCACGCCTTCCATGTGGGTGAGGTTGACCGAGCGGACAAGAAAATTTCCAGTTGTGCCGTAGCCCGAGCGGGTAAACGACAGCACGTCGCCGGGGCGGATTGTGAGGATGTCCGGTTCCTTGAAGTCGTTAGTCTCAGCGGTGAGAACGTATGTCAGTTCTGAATGCGCGTCTAGGTAGGCTTGTGCCGCCGTGGTCGCGTCGGAGCGGGTAAGCTGGCCTTCTATCTCGATCAGCTTGTGATAGATGCCTGAGTTGCCTTCGGCGGCGGCACGCGCGCTGATCTCGCCAGCATCGGAGACGCTCACATAGATCAGGTCGATACCCACGTAGGTGACTTCCAGCGCAACGGCCAGCGCTAGCGCGGCATCCGCGTCCTCCTGACGGATTTCCGCGCTTCCGGCCTGCCAGTACCAGTCTTTGCCAGTATCAACGCCCAGAATGCCGACGAGCGCATCGACGCCCGCGACGCGGACGGTTGGCGCTTGCGCGATGGGGTAGTCAACGCTGAATGACTTCGTGGTGCCGTCGCCCGCAAAGGCTTGCACGTCTGGGTCGCGCAAAGCCTGCCCGACTCGGGCGGTGACGGTGTTGCAGTAGTCTTCGCGCGTGGCTCGCACGGATAGACTGGAAACGTTAGTCCCGTCCGTAATGGCAAACGGAGCATCGGGTGAGGCCGACGGGGTAAAGAAGTTGAGCCGGTTTAACTCGTCCACATACCAGCGCATCCCGGCCATTTCGGCCAGGGAATCGAAGGCTTCTTTGACCGTCGAATAGTCCACCGCGAACCGGTCAATCGTTGGCCCGGTTTCGACCAGCGAAACATCCGTTAAATCACCAGACAGGGAGTTAGTGACGATATCGGAGACGATGTACAGCACCGTCTTTCCGGTCCACTCGTATTGGCCCGCCAGCCGCCGCGTGGTGGCGTGGTTGAGGTCGGTGGCAGTGAGGCGGCATTCGTTCGCCGCGGTATGGTCCCGGCGCGTGGTCGAGACTTCTTGCGCGGTCCCGAAAAACTGCACGTCCGACGCTTGGTCCTGGACCTCCACAATGTTGCCGACCACGGGCACAACTGAGCCCGTTGCGTCGGTCGTCACTACTTCACACGTCGCAGGTTCCCCTAGTGTTCTGGTAAGCGAAATAGACGCGGGAGCCGTTACGCTGTTGCGCAGCGTGGAGGCGATTAAAACAGAGATGCCCACCTAGATACCCCGAGCCTTCAGGAACCGCGCCAAGCGGTCTGCGAAGTCGCCCATCTGGGCATCGCTCATGAGGTAGGCCCCGGCCATGGATACGTTGACCGTTCCGCCGCCGCCACCAAATCCGCCAGCGGTTTCCATGCGGATCAGAGATTCCCAAACGGATTTCATGTATGGCCAAAATTCGTTGGCCTTGTTGAGAGTGTTGAGAAGGTGGATTTGGGAGAAGCGGACTTGATGCTCGATGAGGTCCAAAGTTTTGTTCATGCCCGCCATCTGGAAGTTTCCGATCACGCCGGAAATTGCCGAGACGACGGAACCGACGGCCCCGACGACGGCGGTCAAGCTACCGCTGGCCGCAGAGGCTGCGCCGCCGATACCACCAGCAGCACCGCCAATTCCGCCCGCCGCAGAACCAGCCGCGCTCGCCACGCTCCCGCCTGCGCTTCCGGCTGCGGAAAAGATCGTGCCGCCCGCTCCACCGGCCCCGCCGAACACCTTGCCCATCAGCCCGCCAACGTCGAAGAGTTTTTTTGACAGCTTCGACAGCGCGCCTTCGATGAGCTCGCGCGTGATGGCCTGCCCGGCCTGCTTGGCAACCTTCTGGAGCATGTCGCCGAACTTGCCGCCATCGAAGATGATCCCGGCGATGCCGCGGCTGAGGTCGGTTACGACGGTGGAGACTTGCTGGAGTGCCTTGGTTTGGGCTTTGCCGCTGGTGGTTGCCGCACGCCCGGTGCCTTCAATGGCGGCCTTTAGTTTTTCCTCTGCTTCGATAACCATGTTGCCCGAGACATTCGGATCACCGCGCCGGTTCAATTCGCGCAAAGTATCGGCGTGCCTTTGCAGGTCCGCAATGCGCTTCGCCCGCTGTGATTCTGTTTCAATGCCTAGCGCGCTGGCTGATTCGTTGGCTAGTTCAGAATTGGACCCAAACGGACGCGTTGGCAATTCGGGAAACCCTACTGGCGTAGGCATTTGAATGTCGATTAGCGCTTTCAGTGAGTCTCCAGCGGCCCGCAGTCCTGCCGCGTACTTCTCGGATGCCTCGGCTAGCCAGCCCAACTCACTCCGCATGACCGGCATTTTTTTCCCGCCCAGGTCATGCATCGTGTTGTATTCCAGCCATGCCGATGCGGCCGCCTTGAGTGCGCTGCCAATTTTGGCGGTGCTTTCGGCTTCCGCCAGCCCAGCAAAAGAGTTCTTATAGGCTTCCGCTGCGGCCTTGCGCGCCTCTTCGGCAGCTTTTTTTTGCTGCTCGGTTAACTCTTTGAGCTTGGGCGCCTTGTTTTCCAGCGCCTTCCCGAACGCGATAATTCCCTCGGCCGCCAATCCAAACGGAACCGGTAACTCCTTCGCCGACTGCGCACCCGTACCCATGCGCTCGTTAATCTTGCGCATCCCCTCCGCTGCTTCGTCTGCGGCCTTCTTCTGCTGTGCAAGCGCCGTCGGCGTCTGCTTCAGCCAATAAATAAAGCTACCCACGGCAAGCCCAGCCGCTACGGCAGCGGTGCCAATAAGCGTAATGCCAGTGGCTACCGGCTGAAGGAGCGTAGCTGCCCCAATGGCGAAGGTCTTAATCGCGGTGAAGGCACCCGCTAGCTTGCCGATAACCAGCGCCACTGGACCAGCCGCAATTGCGATCGCGGTAATCGCCAGCGCTGTTTTTTTAATCGGTTCCGGCAAGTCCTTAAACACCCGAATGGCGTCTTTGGTGCCAGCGGCCATTTCTTCGATTTTCGGAATTGCGGCGATGATGTATGGCGTCAACTCGTCGCCAATCGTGCCAGCCGCAATCTTGATGGCTTGCCCCAAGTTTTCCATGGACGTGGTGAACCCGACCGACACTCGCGGTACGGCGTCCATCCGGTCAATCAGCGTCTCGATGACCTGTTGCGATGTAAGCCCGAGCTTTTCAAACGCCTTGGCCGGGTCGGCAAGCGCCTCGCTGCCCCATTCCTTGCGGATGATCGCCGCCGCCTGCGGGACGCGCTCCAGGATGATCCCGAGGTTGTCCATCGTGACTTTACCGCGCCCGTACATTTGGCCGAGTTGGCGCAGTGCTTCCGAGGTGTCATCGGCGGAGCCGCCGCCGGCAGCCACGGCGTTGGAAAAGTTACGCAACGCCTTTTCCGAGAGGGATGCGCTCAGGCCGTAATTTTGCAGCCGGATTGAACCGCGAACGGCTTCCTGTAATCCAATACCGGGCAGCTTGGCGATATCTTGCAGCCGCTCGAATTGCTTAGACGCTTCATCGGCGCTTCCGGTGGTGGCGAGGAGCGCCCGTTTCAGGACATCGATATCACCGGACGCCTTAGCCGCTCCAATCCCGAGCGCCACTAGAGGCGCGGTGATACCAAGTGTCATCGTCGTGCCAGCACTGGTAAGCGTAGCGCCTAGAGCCGTAAACCCAGACGTGGTTTTCCGGGCTTGCTTGTCGATTTTGTCAAGCGTGCCATTGACCTTGCCCATCGACTGCTGAAAGGCCGTCGTATCGGTCGAGATGCGGAAAAGAATGTCTGAAATAGCCATTAGTTTGTGTTCTTGTTCAGCACTTGCACCGCGCGTTTGTAGGCGTTACCCACGCCCGCAAGAATGCGACTGCTGGCCGCCGCCACGCCAAAGCGGAAAAAGTTTTTCGGCTTGATACGCCGGTTTTGCGTGCCGCGCTCGAATAGAGTTCCAAGCGACATTGACAGCCCCTTATCGCCGAACCTCATACCCAGCCACTTGTCGCGGATCTTAGATCCGTCTTTCTTCCTGATGTTAGATTTAGGGCTCCATTGGATGTATAAATTCGGGTCCGATGCTTTCGGGTTTAAGCCAGTCCGCACGCCGACCAATACTGACCGTTTTCGCCTGTTGTCTGTCGCGGCATCAAAATCAGCAAACGAAAAAATAGCCGGCTTCGAGCCGGAGTAGAGGCGGCGTGGAGCGTGCGTTGCTGCTGCCATTGAGCGGACGGCATCGCGCGCAAATTGTCCGCCCTTGGATAGTGCGTCCTGTATTTCCTTTTGGGCCACCCGATACAGCGCATAAACCTGCGATGACGACGTAGCTGGGTCCATGGCCTTGACGAGCGACTGGAAGTCGCGTTTCGCATCACGGAATGAGCGCACCTCTAAAGCGACCTTGTTTTGCGCCACTCGCTTCGCCTCCGTTCGCTTTCAGCCATTCCGTGAACAGGTCCGCTAGCTGGCCGGGGGTCAGCGACCAGAACTCTTCCGACGAGAGCCCGAGGTGGATACGAGCGCTGGCCCAGAGTCGCCGCCAGAACTCGACTCGGCCAAAGGGGGCTTTTCGGCCTCCGATGGTCCGCCCAGTAACCGCGTGATTGCGGGCGTCAGATGCTCGTAAGCGTCGTTGATCGCCTTCAGGTAGAAGTCGGCCTTCGGCCCAGTCACTTCCTCTAGACAGGCGTCAATCGTGACAGATGGCACGAACGGGCGAAGCAGCGCGAACAGTAGCACGCCGCGCTTGAAAAACTCCGGCTTTGCGAAGACGTTTCCGGGAATCGGCTCCAGGATAGGCACGTCTAGCGCACCAGAAGCCGCCGCCAGCGCGCCGAGCGTCGCTTGGCATGTGTAACTCTTCCCCCGCCACGGCACAAGCGTCGCGGGGGTTACAGGGTCAATCATGAACGCCTCCTTAGGCGGTGAAGGTGATTGCGGTCGTGAGTTTGATGACGACGTTGTACATATGGGCGCCGTCGCGATCATAGGCGGGCGTCATGGACTTGATGTAGCCGCTGAACGCCTGCGTAGCCGCGCCCGCGTCGGCTTCCGTGATGGTCATAGCAACCGGGGTGCTAGCGCTGGCGTTGTAGGCGGTCAACATCGCCACCTGCCCGGCGTCGGTCGGGTCCCAGTACATCGCAAACGAGGCTTCTTGAGCGGAGCGACGACCACCGATGAACACTTGGTCTTCGTCGCTGATAGCGGTGACTTCAATGTCGTTCTTTTCTCCACCGCTAAACGAAATCGATTGGACGCCGGGAATGGTCGTCAGCGTGGAGCTAACGGTGTACTTTAAAAGCGTTCCGGCAACTGCCGTAAATGTAGCCATGTGGGCTCCTTTCGCCTCACGGCGATAGCTGGATTGTGGTTGGGGGCCTTATATCCCCCTCGCCGGGTGTCTCACGACATGCCGGAAAACTAAGTGATGATACTCAACGTCTGCGCCACAGCAAACAGCCCGCGCGCCGCGGCCTCTTCGCTTACGAGGTCGCTTTCGTCCGTGACCGTGCAGCGCTTGAACGCCACGGTGCTAAATGTGCCTGTCACGTTGTCTAGGTCGGATTTCGTGGCCTCCGCACCCGCCCATGCGGCTGATTGGGATGCGGCGTAGTGTATGATTTCCACGCCATATTCGCGTGGTGCTCCAGCGCCGTTGATGTGCTGCGCAATGCGACGGCAGGAGGTTTGGCGGAATGCCATAAACGGCGCGGTGACGCCCTGCGTTTCGTAGCACCAGAACACTTTGGACGCGCCGTAGTGGGCGATTGTGGCGGTTGCGTCGGTGCGGAGGTGGGCGCCTAGGGCTTCGGGGAGTGTCATGATCCGTAACTCACCGCGTCACGTGCGTAAATATGCAACGATTCGTGACGGGCTCCGGGGTTGCTGAGGCCCGTGATGTCGTAGTACCGGCCCGCGTATTTCAGCCGGTGGCGCGTGGTGAGTGTGTCCATGTACAGCGCCTCAAAAACTACGGCGTCTTCCTGTTGAAGCGCGCCCGCTACCACCACTTCACGCTGTGTCAAGTTGCGCTTGTGCGCCCAAAACTCAATCGCCGGGGTATCGCTCCATGACGGCTGCGGGTCGCCCGCGTCGCCCGTGGTTTCGGTGCTGGCGAAGGCTTGAACCCATGCGTTACGCTGGCCGGTGCGGGTCATCGGATAATCCAGTTGGCTAGCAACGCCATGGCCCCGAGTTCGACTTGCTTGGATGTCACAACGGCCGAATCACCGACGCCTACGGCGCTGCGGTTTTCGTGGAAGTGGGTCGCAACCAGTAGAATAGCCGCCTGGATCTCGTATGGCGCATCCGCTGCCGTGGTCCACCCGCAAACGAACTGAATTTCGATAGGGTCGAGGACGCGCAGGGTTGTGGATGGCCAGGATTGGCTGTAGGACAGCGCCAGGACGCCCGGATCGCGGGCGGTGGATACTTCCCAGTAGTCCGCGGAAAACGTCGTCTGCGTGCCCGCCGTGTCGGTGTATTTCACGTGGGTGACGCTTTGAAGTTGGCCGAACGGCATCACCAGCCGGTCACCGCATGGGAACGAGTCGAGGAACCACTTCCACGTCTGCGTCACTAGCTTGCGCCCGGTGATCGTCTCAACGTATGCCTGCGCCGCCCGCACGTAAGGTTGGTACTGCTCGGCT